TACTGCAGGGCCTACCGTATCCAAAAACTCTGCTTTGTATTTACCGCCCAAACCATCAATACCGGGACCGTACTTATCCGTAAGGTCTAAATAATCACTTTCGTACTCGATCTTATCGCCGGTTACCTGCACCCTGCGGCTGGCATAATAAAAACCATTTATGATAAGGTTTGGTACACCGGGCCTGCGATCCTTGCTTGGGGTTATCCTGTCTTTCCAGTCGCTGTATGCCTGCGCTGCCGGTAAACCTCCTTTATCATCAAAATATGGGTCTTCCTGGTAGGTGGGGCTCAGGTCAATTCCAAAACGGGTTTTACCTGCGTATAGCTGAGAGAGGTTTATTTCTCCCAGTAACGGCGCATTATCGGTAATTACATCGGTAATGATCTTACTGGTATCAAGCGCCTGTATTTTCCGCTGTAGCCCCTTTATTGTCATCCTTAGCCTTTTTTTTGGGGTTTAATAATCCGTAGGCTTCTTTTAACTGGTCTTCGGTTAAACCGGTGTGTTTTTGTTCTTTTACAAACTGCGCCTCTGTTTTTTCTTTGTTGCAATCATAAAAGTTTATGCCGTTGTATATCATAAAATAAATTAAGGGCCGGGGTTAACCGGCCCGGTTAATTAAGCAGGTTTAACGTGCGTTACAGGAAGTATCTCCAGGTTAACCACATCGGCTGCATCCAGTACCGCAGGGGTAGGTGGAATAAGCTTGATGTAATGGCCGCCGGTAACGGCTGTGTATGCTGATGAATCGTACGTTACAACCAGTAAACCGGCTGTGTACGCTACCGATGTAATGGCCAGCGATGTGCCTACGGCCGTAGTTGCACCGGAAGAAGCCGTAAAGGTTTCAGCGGCGATCTCGGTACCATAATCTTCCAGCACATTGTATTCTTCCATCAGGTTGCTGCCTGCTATCTTTAAAGAATACCTTAAAACATTGGAAGTATTTGATACCAGGGCCAACTGCGCATCAACCAACGGCACCACATCCTCGATGTTATTGTCGCCAATTTCCATCCAATAAGGATTATCGAAATACTCCGATGTGCTGAGGATAGACAGGGTTCCGGTGATCACTCCTTCCTCAACATTCTGGCCGGTTGCCAGTTTGTTGCCGGTAAAGAATAATTTAGCCTGGAAGCCCTTAAAATTAGTTCCAGACTTGGTACCCCAAACAACGCCGTTTGCATCGTATTCCAATACCCGGATGGTTTGGTTATTGAAGGTTCTTAAACGCTTCAGCATATCGGCGCCGCCAAAAAACTTAAAGCTGTAAGCCGGCCGGCCCTCCTGCAGGGTGGCTTTAAAACCAAGATTTAAAGAGCCCTCTTTATTGGCTTCTGATGCATCGGTAATCTCCTGCACTTCATTAAGTACAAAGATCTTATCGCCATCATCTTTACTGAGCTTACTGTTGGTTACCAGTTTGGCAAAAAAAGTATCCACATCGGCATACGATGCCGATGCGATTGATCCGTTAAAGATCAAAAATTTATTGGCTACTCCCCGGGATTTATCACAGGCAATTTCGCCTATATTATCAACCGAGGTTTGGCATAATGAGAGTGACATAATTTTTAATTTAAAGAGTTAAACCCTTACGGGCAATTGTTTTTTATTGTGAGTGTTAATCCATTAATGAGCATACAATCGAACACTTCATTTATCATCTTTGATTGCTGGTCTTCGCCCCAGTAATACAGGTCGGTTGTTTTGTGAACAATCCTGCCTGGCACGGCTTCGGCAAATGGTTTGGCTTTTGCAAACTGCTTTATCAACTGGCGGTAAATGGGATAAATGACAGGCTTAAAATTGTCTGTCATGCGCTGCGTGGCTTTTTTATCCTGTACCGTTTTGTTTATGATAAAGATCTCGAGGCCGTTTGCCTTGCCAAAATACCGGAAGTCTCCACGGGTAATGGTGAATGGCTGTACCAAATAGACCAGCGGAAACTTTTGAACAGCATAGGTTTCTGTTTTATCGTAAGTTGCCAGTGTCTCCTTAAGTTCATTCACATACCCATATTGATAATTGAGGACCGGTAAACTCAGGGCTGTTTTTACATCTGCTACAACGCTGCCAATCTCATCTACCAATATGTACTCCGGGTTATTCAAAGATTCAAAGTGTTTTGTTTGGTGAACAGATACTGGTGAAATACTGTAAAATCGGTTTCGGGAAAATCATCTGCATGATCATCAAGGAACTCGTATAATTTTAAATTCCACTCCACCATCTGGTTCCAGGCACGTACCAGCTTTGCTTCGGGTAGTGCATTTATAGCCAGTGGGCTTTTCTTTTCGCCGCTGCCGGTGGTAAATGTGTGGTTATCCCTTACATAATGCCAGTACACGTAATTTGCTATAAGCGACTTTTTGGAAGTACCAACAGTAAAGCGAAGCCCTGGCCATTTTACCAGAACGTCGCTACTGTTAGTGTATTCTTTACCGTCTCTTAAATCACGGAACCTTTCTTCCAGCAGCACTTCAGGACCGGGTGTATCATCTACTTCAAGCGCCAATGCATCGGTATAAGCTTTGTACAGCGAATAACCAAGCAGCTTAGTCAACAGTTCTTCTTCCCTGCTGTCAATGATCAACTGCAGGGCTGCTGCACCAGCTGCGCCGCTTACCTGGCTTAAAACCAGTTCACCATAGAAATATGTGTTATCAATGGATGCCATTATCGTACAACTATAATTTTTGCGGCTGCTGTACCCGTTACCGTTGTTGCACCACCTACCCGTATTCGGTAATACCTTGCCGCTGTGTTTTTAGTCCAAACAATGGTATTTGTGGTAATATCGGTAAGTGAAAGGCTGTCTGTGCCTACATACCAATTTGTACCGTTAACCGAATAATCCAGTACAGCCCAGCCTGCCATCGTTCCCGTGGCCTTTGTAACTACGGGCTGAATACTCACTATACCATAAGATTTACTCATGGTATAAGTCATTGTATCAACCGCTGTATTTAAAAGTGCCCCGGTAGGATTGCTGGCAGTTTGGTTAAAGGCCGTTTGCGCCTGTAGCGAAATAGCTGCTGTTAAACTAAACAGCAGCAGTATCATTATTTTTTTCATTTTAAATGAATTTTGATTGTTAATTAATTACGGTTGTTCTTCTGTGTTTTTCTCAGCTTTACCGTATCCGCTGATCAGACCTTTAGCCTTTAAAATCTCAGCCGTTGCCGGGTGTACCTTATCGGTATCACCTTTTTTGTAGAATGAACCATCAGCGATGATCTTAACTTCTACAAGGTCATGAGCGGAATTACCTTTGTAATTCGCCTGAGATTTAATGATGCTTTCTTTTGTCTGTCCTTCTTGCTTTGCCATTTTAATTAATATTTATATTTTAAAAAATTGATTACGGGGCCGACAGTTCAATTGCAGTTTTAACGGCTGAAAAAGTTGACTTTATGAAAGCAACCTTTTCGTTTTCGTAAATCCACAAGTGCAGCCTGCTCTCACCAATCATGGTGTACATGTTGGCTTCAAAGTCGCTTACGATCTCAGCGGCTGTTGCGCTTCCAACAATACCCTGGCCAATACGAACCGTAAAGGCTTTGTAAACCAGGCGATGTAACTTTTTAAAGTCACCCACGATAAAGGAACCATCAGCAACGGTGGTACCGTCGTTTACCTCAATGATCTGTACACCGGATATCTTTTCACCGTTTGGCAAAACAAATGGAGGGAAAACATACTGATTGTTGCTGTCTTTTGTTGCGCCCATGTTATAAGCATCAGCAGCGGGAACCAAAACAACATTTGGAAGATACCTGCCCTTTGAAGCAATACGGATTCCGTAAATAGCGGCACGTATAGCATCATAGTTTGATGGATTGGTAGTTGAAGCAGCCATACCACCTGCAACAAATCCGGGAGCAATTGCAGCGATCTTGGTAAATACTTCTGCCTGCTCTGCAATATCATGCTCGTACATTAATTCTGTACGGATGGCAGTCATCAGGAAGCTGATATCATCCAATGCCTCTTCAGATACTTTGGTACGGCCGGCAATTTTAACCGCTGTGCTGTAACGCAGTTCCCAGGTGATTGAAATCAATGGCTTTAAAGCACCTTCGGCAGTGATGGCCATATCGCCCTGGTTTGCGATCTTATCCATGTACGGAAGTGAAGCTTTATCAGTGGTACCATTACTCAGGTAGTTGATAACATATTTCTCCGGGCGTACATCAGTTGCGTAACTGTTCATACCCTGGTAAACAACAGCATCGGGAGTAGTAACCCCGCTGGCGTTGGCTACTGCAGTAGTTACGATGTTAATAGCGGCCTTAACCGTCATTACCAGTTCCTTACCTTTTGTGCCAGCTTCCTGGGCTTTCATGGCTTTTAACTGAGGAAGAGCTTCTACCAATGATTTTTCAATAAGGCTGAATAAATCATTACCTTTTTCAGCACCACCGTTTTCTTTCAGTTGATCAACTGTTTCTTTCAGTTCATCAAATAAGGCTTTGCTTATTTCGGGAGCCGGTGCGGGGTTGGCGAGTTTGAAGGCTTCAAGCGCTTCTGTTAACTCTGCCTTGGTGATACCTTCAGGCATATCTTTAAAAGCATCGTTGATGGATTGCGCAAATTTTAACGCATCATCAGCAAGCCCTTCTGTTTTTACTTGAATTTTCATTTTACTAATTTTAAATTTGAAAAAATGGATTGCTTTTGAGTGGCTGCTGCCGGCTCTATTTCTTCGGAAGTGGCTGCGCCGGCTTCCTTGGTTTGTTCTACACTTTGTGTTGGCGTGGCATAATTGCTGCCTTTTACAACCGGGCTACCCTCAATTACCTTTGCCTCAGTTACCGCCCAAAAATATCCCTGAGCTTCTGCTTCATCCTTATTGGCTACAATGCCAATGTACTTATCCCAGGTTGCTTTTTCGGTTTCGTAACGCTCATAATTTATTGCCATTTTTAACGAAACGTACCGCATGCCTACGGAATGATTTTTAACCTTGCCCTGCCTGTATTTTTCAAACATCATCGGGTGGTCAGCCTTATCAATTACACTATCGAAAACAAGGGCCTGGGTTTGGCCCTCAAAATCAAAACCGAGTTCTTTCCAGGTCATTTGTTTTACAAAGGCTTTTACGTTATCGCTGATAATGCCCTCAAAAGAAAAATTATGCTGGTTGCACAGGTAGTTATCCTTATTTTCTTTAAGCGATTTATTCCACAACTGATCAATGTGCACATCGCTGTGGCTGTCCATGATCTTTGTTGTGTTAATGATGGACCGTACTTTTATTTTGGTGGCAGTGGCCGGTATTTCATCAGCGCTTTTACATGCATCTCCTTTCTCATTCACCAATGGCGCCACGTAACTTATAGCATCGGCATATTTAATGGCGCTTTTCTTTTGGGCCACCAATGCAGATTTGTTGGTTATTAACCATTCAAACAGTTCTGCTTTGTCTTCAAAATGTGGTATGTCTATCATGGCTTAAGTTTTATCGGATTCAAGTAATGCGACAGCTTCGTTATACGCCTTAGTCCAATCTTCATCTGATGGTCGTTCCTTATTTTCATCAGGATACCTTTCAGCGTATGTATTAATGGCGTTAACTAACTTTATCAGGCCTTCTTTAAATTTATTATCTGTGTCCATTGTTAATGTTTTTATTTGCGAACCGGCTTACCCGATTTAATAAGTTTTTCTTTTTCTTTTACCAGATTCTTTACCTCAGCATCACTAAATTTTTGCTTAGGCTGCTGCACCGGTACTGGCTGCGGGTTTTGGTTGCTCATACTTACCTGTTTTAAAATTTGTGTGCAAAAAGTCGTTTGCCTCTTTTATATCAATGCCAAGCTTTAGCATGGCGGTTAAGGTTTGTATCTGCGTATTTTGGGTTTGGGCACGCTCTTTTTCAAATACCTGCATAAATGGCAGGTGATCCCAACTTACGGTTATGCGTTTATCTGTGTATTTAAACCGATCGGCCAAAGCGCCAAAGAAATCATCGGCTTTGGGCTGCAGGGTATAGCTTACGTGTTTTGCTGTAGATTTCTCCTGGTTATCGAACGTGGATCCCTGCAGGTATGCTTCCAATACATCGCGGGGAATGTTATACATGGATCCAATAAGGAAATAAGCGGTTCGGTATGCCTCATCTAATTTTAATTGCCCCATATTTTCAACAAAGCGCTTTATATCAATCATGGATTTAATGGCATGAACCTGCTTGCGGCCGTTGACCTTGGTTTCAATGTCATCCTTTTCATCTTTCCCCATGGGAAGCTTGGTTACATCGGAAGGGCTTTGAGTGCCTGCAACAAGAAACTTACCGCTGTAACGGATGTTTATGTTGGTACTATCGAGCGAGCAATCGGCATTACTAAGTATTTTGTACAGTGCCGGTATGCGGCTTTGGCCTTTAAAAAAGTTCCCCTGGCCATTGCTGAGGTCGGTTAAGCAAATGATCTTACGGAGTGGGAATGTTGTGGAGGTTCCATCAGCATACCGGTAGGTGATGGGGGTATCCAGTAATGATTTTTCAGACGCTTTTGAAAACACCAGCTTGTCTTTCTTTTTATCAAAATCAAGTGGCCATTCCATTTTATGTATCTCTAAAAAATAAAGCTTGTTATCTTCTGATGGAATATCACTATCAACCAGGCAATACACATTACCAATCATGTAATTAAACATAAGGTCCCACAGGAACTGCGTATCTGATTGTAATGGATTTGGTTTAAGCAGTAATTTTAAAGCGGGATCATTGGGGAGCTCTACACCCGAAGCAGATAATATTTTTATTTTACCCAGGGAAAACAGGTCGCACTGCAGGCAGAAAACTTTTAATAAAGCGGGATTGCTGAATACAGCGTTAAACTTCTTTACATCATCTCCAAAATCGTTGAACTGGGTAACACCACCGAAAATACTGGAGACAGG